CTACCGCCGCAACCGTTCCGGCTTCTTCCACTGGTAAGTATTTTTCATGCTCTCCCTCCGTTGTTGAGAACGGCGACGGTATGCCAGCAACTCAAGGACTCTGGTTCGTATGTTGCGCATATCCACGCCGTTAAGCTCAATACCGTCACGGCGCATAACCTCAGCAACAACACGCGCATAGTTTTCGGCTGTCACGCTGTCCGGCTGCGTGGCCACCTGTTTGCCTGTTGCCTGACTGATTCCGGTAATACGGCGGATTACTTTCAGTAGTTCGGCGTCGGTCATGGTTATGGTCTCCATAGTGATGGGGGAACAATTTCTGTAATCTGCGAAGCTGGCGATCGGTCAGACTCAAATGCCTGGCAACTTCAGTCTGAGTAGCCACTGTTCACCTCGCCAAAAAATCTCCCCTCATGCGTTTTAAACATGCATCTTGCGAACAACTTTATGAAACGCGGCATATATGTCCGGTTTGAGTGTTCAATTTTTGCGCACGTCCGGTTCACAGAAAGTGAATTTTTATATTTTTCAAAGAGTTAACTCCAAGAAAAACCGGACATGGTTTCCGAAAAATTTTCATAAATAGTGAAATTCTGCGCCGCTCCCGCCCCGTAACGGGTCCATATGCCGGAAAGGCCCCGTAAAAAAGCCGGATTTCTCCGGCCTTGTCTCAGATGGTTTTCAGTATGCGATCGATGTCGCCGTCATCGCCCTAGTTTCTGCTATCGTATGCCATGCCAGCTGATACGGCTTTCGGGCTGTGCATGTCCATAAAGTTTTCAAAGGCTGCGGTAAGCTCTGGTGCAACCTTCTGGCGTTCCTGCTCTATGGTCATGCTAAGAATGCTTTTGGCCGTACCAACATCGATACAAGGCACGTTTGCCATTGCACGTAACAGCGGCTGATAGTCGCCAGATTCATCAAGCGCCATAATCGCATCAGCGCGCGGCTTGTCCTGCTCTTCCAGTTTGTTAAGTTGATATATGGCCTCGTAGGTTGATAACCCTCTGTCAGCCATTGCCCGCGCTTCGGCTTTAAATTTACTCGCCAGCGGTAGCGTCATGATGCTTTCATTCGTTGCCATCGTTCCCCCTGCTTATCGGGCCAGCGGCTGAACGGATACGCCAGAACCCGCAAAGGCGGCGCATTTTTTCGCGTCGGTGTCGACGCTCTCAGGCCAATTAACGGCAGCAATATTGAATATCCCCGTCTTGTAACACTGTGCTGATTTCTGCTCTGACGTGTCCACAGGGTACGAGGTCAGATAAACAGCCTTGCCAGATTCCTTACCATCCCACGGCTTAAACTCGCCATTGTCCGCCAGCATCAGCGGGGTAAATTCCTGAATAACGCCAGCATCAGCGGCAAAATGTACCAGCGTCGTGGCGACCTGCTGACTGCCTGCAAATAACTCAATGTATGGAGTGTCCATAGAATCCCCCGTTAACCAATTTTGACGGTAACAAATTTGCGAATATCTGCCGGAACCGGCTGCGGTGCGCTGTGCGTCTGCACGTACTCAATCGCCGGATCGCCGTCCTCAATCCAGTTTTTCGGGTAAAACATGTTTTGCGTTGCGCCCGTTCTTACTGCGTCCTGATCCATAATCGCACCATAGGCCACCAGCCCTTTATTGTTGGTGTTGCCCAGGACAAGCAAATCAGGCTCAAGGAAATATTTTTCGGTGCCGTCGCTGTCGGCGTATTTGCCGGAATAGACGATAAGGGCAATATCGCCCAGATAGCCTTTAAAGCTCACCACTTCGCCCAGGTTTTTACACGCCAGTTCGGCGGCGGATTCTGAACCACGGGAAAGATCGTACAGCTCGCGGAATTTTTTAAAGCTGCGTAACGTGCGCCATACATCAGCGCCCATAATCATGACGTTGGCGGGGCAACTGCCCTGATCCGCATAAAGCTCGATGTCATAGATTGGATCGTGTGTTTCTTTGTCCTGTTCAGACCATTTACAGCCTTTGACCTGCACTATGATATTGCTTTCCGGTATCTTCCAGTCAATTTCATAGCGTTCTATGCCTTCGCCCTCAATGATGTTTTTCCGGTCGTGACCGCATTCACCGCCAGCCATTCGACGCGCGCTTTAATGGCGTTGACCTGGCGGCGCATGTTGCCAGTAATCAGACGCATACGGCGGTATGTAGGGTCGTTAAGCTGTGCCGGATCTTCTCCAGCCATGCGCATAATGGTTTTTGTTGGATCGATTTCGTGCTTTGGCTTCATGTAGCCAGGTTTAATCGTGCTGGTTTCGTACCCTTTATCGCGCTGGACCTGACTACCCACCATAGGCGAACAAAACGCTGACATGGTGACTTCTTCAATGTCCAGGGTATCCAGCATGATGTTCTGGGTGCTGAATGTCGCCACGTTCGGGAAAAACAGCGTGGTAAACAGCGGACTGAATTTAAATTCAGCAATATCACCACGATTCAGGTACGCGAAAAGCTGGTTAGTGTTAAGAGCCGTTGCTTTACCTGCCATTATTCACCCCCATGAGTCTGATTCATGCCCAACGCCGCACGTAAATAGGCGCGCACCTGCCAGCCTGTTGACGGCTCAACCATTGCCAGCGGATCAAGTCCTGCCGCAATGCTCGCTTTTACGTTCTGCTGGTGGCGTTCCTTGAGTGCCTCCACAATGTCGGGGCTTATGTAGACTGTAACCCCACCTTTTTTCTCTTCTGCCATAGTCAGAAATTCCTCTTTGACTTAAAAAATCATAACTGTATGAACATCCAGTTATGATTATAATCATGATTGCATTTTGTGCAATAATATTGATTTGTGTTGCAAATTATGAAATGATTTCCGGCAACAGTAGTCACCATGCTGTTAGATAAAAGCCTCATATGAAAAAGCCCGATAAGACTCCTCTGGCCTTATCGGGCTTTTTTAGGCGTAAAAAAGCCGGATTCCTCCGGCTGTGTGATTAGCTGTCCTGGTAATTGCGCCATATTTCATCACCAGCACCACCCATACCCATTTCGGCATAAGTGCGATCTACTGCTTTTTTCAGGTCTCCTAAGTTATCCGGCGGCTCCGGTGGCCTCTGTGCCTTCCTGGAACATTCCAGCCGTCGCATCGTAACCTGATGCCGTTCTTTGTCTGTCTCCACCAGCTGCATGACTTCACCCCATCGCGCCGACGCCCTCCGGTAAAAGCCTTTCGCTTCGAGTTCCTCCGCTATGCGGTCATGTACCATCCTCACCCCCTCAGAACGGAATATCATCACCGTACTCCCGCTGGTGGCTGATTACCCTGTGTGCCTGTGGTTTTGCGTCGGCTGCCGCCCGGTCGCGCCGTTCGCGCACTGATTACGCTGTCTGCGATGACCTGCCAGCCCTGCCGCGTTTCGCCGTTCTGGTCTGTCCACTGGCTTACCTGCATGTTACCCGCCACGCTCACCAGTTCGCCTTTGTGGTGCTTTGCCAGTGCGTCGGCCTGTCTGCCAAACGCCAGGACGGATAACCACATCGTCGCCGTTCCGTCATCTGCCTGGCTGCACGGCAGGGGAACCGCCATACTCGCCATCGCCATTTGTGTCCCTTTGCTGGTGGTCTTTAACTGCGGGTCAGCCACCAGCCGCCCGTAAGCCGCTATCTGTGCTGTCATGCTGTCTGCTCTCCGGTTTTAACGTTGATGGTTGTCACCTGTTCCGCTTCGGCAATCTCCCGCTCTGTCAGCGTGGCAAAGTTTGCTGCCGCCGTGGTCATGAATGCGCTTATCAGTTCAGGATGTGCTTTCGCGTATCCTTCTCCCGCGTTGCGGTCGATGATTTTTATCGCCACCCTCAGCCAGTGCTCTGTAAGGTCAATGGCGCGGTTATGTTGCTTCTTCTGATTGTTAAGTTTTCCTGATGTGTGCATTTTTGTTTTTACCCCCCTCGTTTAAAAAGTTTTGGAGATACCCCCACCTTGTCTACCTTATCTACCTGGTGGATGCTCAGGCTAGTAATGACGCGGGTTTTATGGTGGTAGACAGTAAAAAATCTCTGTCTACCTGATGTCTACCCATCCCTCCGACTGGCTACAAAAACAGGTAGACAAGGTAGACAGCTTGTAGACAGTAAAAAAAGCTGTCTACCTAAATTAATACACTGAATTAAAACAACTTTTATGTAATCAGGTAGACAGCAATTGCCAAAAATTATAAAAACGCGTCGCAATCGTCGGTTGTTATTGCGTTAGTCTGCGTCACTCCATTAATTTTTCGCGTAATATATTCATGTCCGTAAACTTTTGCGGCTGGCTTCATGGCCTTGCCAAAGTCATTTACGTTTAGTGGTTTGGTTCTGCCTGCGTATGCCATAAACGCCAGATAGACGCGGTAAAGGCTGTTTCTGGTCGTGTACTTCACGGAATCGCCACCGCCACCCATCATCAGGCCACGTGCTTCCTCCAGAAAATTCAGGAACTGGCAAAACTCAATAACCGGATCCGTTTGCTGCTTTATCGCCAGTGCTTCATCACCGTCACGCTGTTCCAGTAGTAAAGCCCGCGCCTTTTCAGGGTCTGCAAAGTTCGCCAGTAATCGGCGGATAATGACGGGGATTTCAGCCGCAATCTTTTCCGGTAGTTCCCTGTCTTTTTCGGCCTCGTTGACGATATTGTCGAAACGGAAAATCACGCGACGACGTGCCACGCCTCCGGCCCGTTCGGTGAATATCATCGGATTGTTATTGGTTGCCAGCACCACCGCCCTGATTACCGCCGTAAAACGCTTTTCATATTTCGGGTTAATTTCCACGGGGTCGCCGCCCGTGATTTTCTTGATGCCCGTTCCTTCGCCTGTATATTTCGGCTGGTCTGCCAGGACGATAAGACGACTCCCGACAACCTGTGCACGCCCACCAGCATCATCAAGCGATGTCATCTCAGCGCTGATATGACTTTCCGTGTCAAACCGGAATCTCTAATTTTGACGATTTTCTTTTTAGGTTTAATTCCCTGAGGGCGACGTAGCAGTAAATCCGACGGTGAATCACGCTGATATTCGCGGGTTGGATACCGCATTACAGAGGTCCGTCATATGAGCCTGCCACTTTCTTACGTCGCGAATCAGCTTTGTTCCGCCGTCGCCAAGCGCTAACGTGGGTTACTCTTGTACCGGGCTACGTCGCCTTCAGGGAACTGGTTATTCTCATTTTTTATTTGTGACATTGTGGTTGTTGTGCGACAGACATTGCTATTCGGCCCATATCCCAGATAAAACCCGCCAGCTCACGTGCAACAGCAACAATTGTAATATTGACATTCTTTCCTTTGGCCTGAAGTTTTCGATACCTCTTACAAAGCCTGAGTTGAGCATCCCATGCTCTGTCAATGACGGGGCGGGGTAAATTTTCCTGCCTTTTTTGTATTGCCGGACTGATGCGTGCCGGATGACGGTAACTCCACGCTGCCTCGACCAATAGCTTTCTGGCATAGCTGTTTCCGGCTTTGGTAATGCTGCCCTGATGTCTGCTTCCACCCGATGAATATTCTGATGGCGTGATACCAAACCATGACATCAGTTGTCGTGGATGTTCAAAACGGGTCAGATCACCCAGTTCAGAAATTAATCCAACCGCAGTAATAAACTGAATCCCTCGCATGGCTTGCAGCGCCTCTACTACCGGATACAGCCTCCATTCGGTAACGGCCTCCTTCAGGGCGGATTCCAGCCGTTCACATTGTGCCTGCCGGTCTTCTATTGTACGACGGTGTTCGTCAAAAGCTAATTGTCGCCAGGGACTTTCGAATGAGTATTTGCTGAGCCAGCGTCGGTGTGCAGGGCCCCAATCTGCTCGCCCGACATAATGGACCCCATGAACCAGAAGAAACGATTTCAGACGTTGCCTTGCATGCCGTAAATCATCGCGGGCAGATGCCCATGCCCGGGCCAAATCCCGGAATGCCTCATCTTCAATGCCGGGTACGTAGACAGCAGAAAGATCTCCTGCACGCAGTGAACGCACAAGTCTGATGGCATCACGGCGATCGGTTTTAACCCGCTCCCCCGGTTTTTTCGGGATAAGTGAGGGGGCGCAGACCATGCAGTCAAAACCGGATTTCACCAGCCGACGATAAAGTCCATAACCACAGGGCCCCGCTTCATAAACGATACTGACCTGCGATGACTTTGACCTGAGACGTTTACAAAGATTCTGAATATCAGTAGGTGATGTGCCAATTTTACCCATCAGTTCAACAGGTTCTGAATTGATAGCATAAGCGACAGTAATCGATTCTTTGTGAACATCTAACCCGACGTACAATGTGTTATTGTTGTTCATGCTGGCCTCCGTGGTGGAAATACCGGGGTGTAGCAACAGCTCACCCATGCGGCTCTGACAACGATGTTAACCCGCGTTAAATATCCCACGTTGGCCAGCATCTGTCTCACGGAAAGTCATACTGCCTTACTGTGTTCTGTTTCCCTGCCAGAAGGCTGGCTATGTGCGTGAAAGTGCTCTTGCCGCTCCCGCCGTCTCCGGTGGCCTCAATAAACATCTGCCAGTCGTACCGGTTCGCCATAATCATGTATAGCGCGGCGCATATACGCATCATCTTGCCCGGATCTTTTCCGGCAGCGTGATCAAGCCATTTATGAAAGTTTGGAGCGTTGTCGCGGATGTTCTCCCCTGGTGCTGGTGCCGTGTACTCAATGCCGTTGTGCGTGGTGATCCAGTTCTCCGGCGTGTGCGGGGAAAATTCCCTGAGGGATCCCCAGAAAATTTAGTAAACCATTATCATATTGGTATACCGTTGCTGTAGAACTTTCAGCCCTGCGTCAAGTGACAGTGTGTTTAGTATGAGTGGAGAATGTCGAATCACATTCTCCGCCAGTTTTAATAACGAGATGACTCGCCTGTGCTTCACTGTATTTGCCTGATATTTATGATGTATCCCTTTGTTTTCCAGGCTGAAACCGCTTAACCACATAATGATACTGGCTAATGTTGCGATCAGACTCAATACCGTGACCCGCCCGGATGAATGACTGGCACCAAACCGTAGTCCAAATCCCCAGCGAGGATTTTTTTCATCCCTGAAATTTTGCTCAATTTGCATTCTACGGCTGTATAATTTCATTACCTGTTTTGGCGAGAACTCAGTACTGTTTGTGAAAATAAACCATGGTGATTTCCCGGCAGTACGAGCTTTAGCCGTCACCGATGGTCTGGTTGCTCTTTCCTTCGAGCGTTTAAATCTACGACCTTTAGGCTTACTTTTATAAAGATAAAAATGCCCTTCATGTTGTGCATTTTTATCTCGACCCAGCAGGCCTTCACCTAAATAAATTGCTGTCGTTGATGCTTTTGTGCCTGAGTCCGACACCTTTTCCCAGCCATTACCAACATTGTAATAATGATTGCCCAGTACCCGGCAAATATAGGTCCAGCCACGGGAGCGGAGCTGTTGGAACCATCGCCCCTGAAAACCGGCATCTGTAATAACAATGACATCAGTCCCGGGGGAAAAGCACTCAGCAAGCGATTCCAGAAAACGCTCATGTACATCTGCATTCGCTGTCTGTGATGATGGAACGACACAACTCATCAACGGTAAAGAACGCCCGTCACATGCCAGGCTTGCCCGCAAAAGCTGAAAACGAGAGGCATGATAAGCACTCCAGTCAATGAGTATCACAACACGAGACATTCCCCGCGTAATCTTTTGGGTAATTCGCTGAAAAATGGTGGAAACCTCATTTTGCAAATGTCGATTCCCCAACAGTCGATCCACCCGCTTTATTTTGTTTTTAACTGATGCCGTACCGGTTAAATGACGCCCGATACTGGTAAGTGTGAGGGAAGCGCCATTTATTACAGCATTAGTTGCGTCAATCAGTGATTTTTGACGGTAAAGATGCAAAGGGGCCAGTATGTTGTTAAGGAAATTTTGGCATAATGAACGTGCAGGCATAGTGGTGATCTCCTTGAAATTGTTAGCACAATCAATTAGATCACATCTCACTATGCCTGTCTTGTTTTCTGGGGATTCCTCAGGGGAAAATTCCCCCGTTTTCAGGTCAAGCGCACCATTGGCGAACGGCAACAAATCGCCGGACGGCTCCCCCATTGGCTGGGCAATAACTTTTAATGCTTCCACGGCGTTATTGATTACGCGCTTGCTGAAAGTGGCCCTGTGCTCTGAATAGATCGCCACCATTTCGCGGCTAAGTTCCATTGTGCTGACCGGACACCATACCCCGCCGCGCCATACGTGAACGATTTCACTTTCTGGATGCACACAAACGCCATCAAAGCGATCGGCAAGCAGCTGCGCGCGCTCACTGTCCGCCATCTGCGAAAGCTGCATTTTTTGCTTTACCGGAAGCTCAATAACCAGACCATCAGAAAGATTCTGGCGTTCACGGGCCAGATATTCGCGCCAGTTCTGCACCTCCTGGCAGTGCATACCCTCAGGATAAAAATTTGCATCCTGTACGCCTGCCGCCGCCAGCTTCTGACCAATCGCCTTTATCATTACTGGCGCAAGATATCCGGCCTTGAATATGCGCACGGATTTTCTGCCTTCCGGCACAATTTGCAGCTTATCCAGTTCGGATAACTGCTGCTCCCCAAGCCACACAGGAGGCTCATTATCTCCGGCCATACGCGCGTCATGTTCCTGCCATTGTTTTGCGTGTGACCAGGCATCACTACCCGCAAAAATAATGACTTCTGTTTCTTTGTGTTTTATGCCGCGTGACTGCTGTTTTACGTTCGGTGCCAGTTTCATTTTTTACCCCCTGCGACCAGCATTTCACGGATTTTGCGGATATAGCTTGCTGCACGTTTCTGATTTACGGCTTTACGATGGCCCACCAGCTTAAAATCACGCCGGAACTGATAAACAGGCATCACGCAGTCATAGTCGTAGCCTTCACGGCGGTAGGTGATGCGCCGTTCTTCCACGTCTTTTATCGTTATCGTGCCGCCGTAGTTATCTTTGAAAATATCGCCGGGGCGGATTTCAGGCCGAGCGGGGCCGCTGACAGTAAAGCCAGAATTTTTCTTTTTCATGGTTTTTATTCTCCGGTGTGATGCGCTTTATTATTCTCGTGAATTGCCATCACCGTATTTAATTCGTTAATTACTGGCGTTAATAATGTGTGCACGGCAGAAAACATCATGGGATATGATTCATCGCCATTTTCCGGCACTTCCATTAACTTAAGTAATAATGCCTCCATTTCCTTTGCGCGGATTAATGCATTCTCAGAATGAATAAGAACATCAAAAGGTATTTTATGCATGACTCACCTCCTGGCGAATACGGGCGGCGAACACAGCAACACAACCGTACGGGCAACGGCTACGCGCTTCGCGTTCCGTCCAGGCGGTTACGTGGATGATTTGAGATTCTCCGGCACTCAGGGCCAGAAAACGCCACACAAAGGCCGTTTGTGTGTGTACAAGGTGTGGTATATGATTTACAGCAACCATAAATTTTTCCTCTCTATAGTGTTTGTGGTTAGACGCCCCGTATGTGTTTCCGGCACTGCGGGGCGTTGCTCTTTGTATTTCAACAATCCTTTCGGTGTGCTTCATGTTATGAGCGCATGAAACACACGTCAAGGCTTTTTGTATTTCTTTTTTGTGTATACTGAAACACACCGATGATTAGGAGTTTCAGAAATGGCAACGGCTAACAAAAACGCAAAATCACAACTGACAACTGTCAGAGTCCCACTAGATGTTATGCAAGGGATGGAATCCGTTAAGCTGGACGGCGAAAGCAATGCCGGATTTATCGTAACCGCCATGCGCGGAGAAATAGCTCGCCGCCAAGCAGAAGGCAGCGGAGAAAATCCCCTTGTGTCGTCACTGGATGCCCTGGCTAAGGTCGAACAAATCGGCATCAAAGCAGCGGAAGAAATCGGGCAGCTTGTCACCGTTGCACGCGAAGAACTCCAGCGTCGCAAGACCAAAGAACCAGAGTAATCACCATCAGCGCCGTGGTGTAAGGTATTACGGCGCATTGCTATGCAGGACAACACAATGACCGATAAAGAATTGACCAAAACATTATCACCGGCACGGAAAAGACGGCGCAGAAAGATAGAGCATGAATCAGAAAGATTCGCGCCATGTGCTTTTGCCCTTGAGCAATTCCTTAAAGAGTACAGGGAAAAGCGCTCATTGCAGGTATGGCAACGAACTGAACCAGACTGATTGCATTGCCCACCAGCCTGATAGCGGCTATCATCCCCGTGCTTATGTTTGGGATCATATACACATAAGGCGCAGCTGGTTAATTGTTCAGAAAGGCGGCTCCATATCGGGGCCGCTTTTTTCGTGTTTGTCATATCTGTGATACCCGTTAAGCAGCCGTTCCGCGCGCTTCTTCCTCGCGCTCTTTCAGCCAGGCCAGCACCTCATCTTCATACCAGCCAACACGGCGCAGACCGATTTTGAAGCCTTTCGGGAATTTTCCGGCGTTGATCATGTCCTGTAGCGAACTGTCTGCCTTGATGCGCAGAATATTTTTACTTCCTGACGGGTAAGTATTTTTCTGATTGTTTCCACTATGTTTTACCTCGTTAATCCGGCGTATTCCGGTGATAAATACGGTAAAACAGGGCAGGGCGGGAAAAACAGTACCCACCGTTTTAAAACGGTACCCACTGTTTTTTATCTCATTGATTACGCTTTTCTTTCTGCAAAAAAATAGCGACCGCAAAGGGCCGCTATTGTGATTACCGTTTCCACTTCTTAGGTCGCCCACCGCATTTAAGGCTGGTGGGCCTCAGCACCTTGTCGATGCTTTCAGCCAGATTTTTCGATGCACCACGCGAGCGCAAAAAACTGACTACCTCGTGTTTTGTGGGGGCTGTCGTTTTGTCTTCTGGATCGTATGTTGACCAGAATTCACGATTTGCCATTAAGGCCAGTTGCAGGCCTTCGCCGTAGGCGGTGGTATTTTGCATAATAGAATTTTCATATACTCCGGCCTTGTCGTTAAATTTGTGGCAATTATACGATGGTTTGGCATGGTTTTCACTGGTTGTACTGGCTTTTTGTACAGTTACACGGCACGGATACCCCTTTTACCGCTGGCTATGGTCACTCCGGTTGCGGCAGCCTCCACAAATTCACCCCACCAGCGCATAAGCACCACGCGCTTTTCCAGGTAGTTACTTCGGTTATATGCTCGCCTTACCTCGTTCGTGTCCACGTGTGCGAGTGCGGCCTCGATTACGTCCGGCTCGAATCCTTCCTCGTTCGCTGCTGTACTGAATATGGCGCGTAATCCGTGAGACACCAGCGTATCCCATCCGGCGCAATGCAGCGTTAGCGGTCTGGCTGCTCATTGGCAGCATTGGATTTTTAAGGCTGGGAAAAACATGTTCCCTGTGTGCGCTGATTGGCTTCATTGTTTCCAGTACAGCTATCGCCTGACCGCAAAGAGGGATCACATGGTCACGGCGCATCTTCATGCGTCCGGCAGGAATCGTCCATGTTTCGGCATCGAGATCTATTTCTTCCCAGCGTGCGGCGGCTGCTTCGGCTGGGCGTGCTACGGTCAGCAGTTGCCACTCGATTAGCAATCTGGTTTGCCGTTCTATGCTGGCGACCGATAAATCGTGCATTAGCTGCGGTAGCTGTTCCGGTCGGATGGTTGGCATATGCTTTTTAGTGGGGGAAGGGAATGCCTTGCGGACGTTCGCGGCGGTGTTGATGTCAATCAGCCCACTGTTGGCAGCAAAATCCATCACTTCATTGATGCGTTGTAAAACGCGTTTCAGAGTTTCCAGGTTGCCGCGTGCTTTAATGGGTGTGAGTATCTCAACAAAGCGGCGAGCGGTGAGGGTATCTATTGGCGTGTTTCCGATGTACGGGAATACGTATTTTTCCAGGGATCGCCAGATATCCTTAATCGTGTTGTAAGCCAGATTCTGGCCTTTTTTCATCTCGTACCAGTCCGAGGCAACTTTTTCGAACGTGTTGCCCTTTTTCCTGCTCTCTGCTTCACGTTTCCGGCGTTCGTAGTCCTGTGGGTCAGTTCCCTTTGCTATGAGTGACCTGTATTCATTCCGTCGCTCTCTGGCCTCAGACAGGGAAACATCATTTAGCGATCCAAGGCTGATAATAGTCCGTTTTTATCTGCCGGGCGGTAGTACGTAAAACGCCAGATTTTTGATCCGGAGGGCTTCACCAGAAGAAATAATCCTCCGCCATCCTGCAGGGTATATTCCTTTTCCCCTGGTCGTGCGTTTTTGATCTCCGTAATAGTTAGTGGGGTGGTTTTTCGTGCCAT